CTGACGCATCGAGCCGGCCCTGGTTCAGCTTCAGGAAGTCCCGGATCTCGCGCAGCACCTCGCGCTGCCACTTGCGTGGCCCTTTGAACTTCTCCAGCGGGGTGTTCACCTGGCCCCACGGGAACGCAAACATGACGAAGTTCTCAGGATCGTTCGCAATCTGCGGCGACCACAACTGGGTCATCAGTTGCTGCTCTTCTTCCGACGAGTACTTGGGCTTCTGCATCAACCGTTGTCCAGTTCAAGCACATCAATCACCTCATTCTCGATCACCCTGGTCTTCGCCGCAGCCAGCGCGGATGTGATCGAGATCGTCCCACCAAAGTCGATCTGCTTGGACTCACCGTAGGCCTTGCGGTTGTCCGACGCCATCAGCCACTTGTAGGTGTTGACGATCAGCGTGGACCGCTGGACATCCTCGGTCGTGTTCTCCGCGATGGCGTGCTCGATGATCTTCCCAGCCCACGCCTCAGTCCGGATCTCCTTGGCCTCCTTGTACAAGACCTGGCGCTGGGGGTCCTTCTTGATCCACCGAAGGAACGCTCCCGAGTCGATCTCCCTAAAGTCGTCACCAATCGCAGCCTGGAGGGTCGAGCCGCCGTACATCTTTTCCAAGATTCGGGGGAAGACCGATTCGTACTGCATCAGTACGAGTTCGCGCATCGGCTTGCTGCGAGCCGGGGGCTTAGGGTCAGGCGCAGAGAGCCAAGTGGGTAGTTCGAGGTTGCACTCAGGTGTGACAACTGCGCCTACGGATTGAGATCGATCTGTGTCCATAGTGCTGTGCATCTTACAGGATTGCTGGGCTTCTGGGGGATAAATGTTTTTGTGTGCCGCTGCAAAAAAATAAAAATGTTCGTGATCCCTTCGCCAGCGTGACCGGCCGGCGGCGGGCCCTCCCTCCCCCATGCTGCACTGCAACATGGCCAGGCTGGCCAGGGTGCTCGAGCACCCAGCGGATCACTGCACCCAGCGGGTATCTGCACCCAGCGGATCACCTGCACCCAGCGGATCACACCCAGCGGATCACTTGATCCTGTCACACTGTCACACCCTGCCAGCCGGGGTGAACCGTACCGGGGTGTGACAAATTGACAGGATCTCGAGAATCCGGGTTTTGCCTGGGCTTTTTGATGCTCCGGAAGCGCTCGAGGGGCTGGGTGCGACAGGTGTGACTCCGCATGCGCGAGGGTTTCAGAATCACACTTTTTGAAACAGCACTAGGATTCTGGTTTTCCGAGAAACGCACCCCCCTAATCTAAGTCCACCTGTCGCACCCCTCGCATGATCACACCCAGCAGAAACTTGAACCAGTGCAATCCTGTCAATCTGTCACACCCTGTTAAGAATACTTGACTAAACCGTAGGGGCTTGACAATTGCACCCAGTGGGTCCACAATCCCTATCACTCGAGCACAACAGCGCGAGCCCCTGTAACCCGTAACCCAAAGGATCACACCATGTTCTATCAAGTCACTGCCGTTTACGATGATGCGGAAATCGGCTACGGTGAGGGTGAAGCCCTCAGCTATGCGAAACAAGAATGTCTCGACAGCATCGGAAGCTTTTACGAATCCGTCAAGCTGTCGGACATCAGGTTCATCATCCTGAAGAACGATTGATCACTTCGCACCTGGCACCTGGCAGCTGCCAGGTGCACCCTGTAACCCGTAAGGATCCACCATGGCAAAGAAACCCGTTTTCCTGTTGGCACTGCGCAATTCTGACCCAGTGCCCACACCCTACACCCCATTTTTGTTCACTCGAGGGACGATGACCCATAAGCTTGCACTCGTCAAGCGTGCGGGCACCTGGCAGGTCTGCCATCCTGGCAGTGGTGCCCTTGTGTTGCGAGTCAAGTCCGATTGGAAGGGCATACCTGTCGAGTCGCTCGGGTTGACGATTGCTCAAGCGCGAGCGTGCGCACTGGTCGGACTCGACACCCTGGTTGACAGGGTAGGACTCGAGAAATTCGAGCGCGTGCTGTCGAACCCTAAGCCGTTCTAAGGATCAATCATGCGCTCACTGCACACCATCGCACGCGAGATCCAGTCGGACTGGGTCAACCCGTATTTCGGTGCCATCCCGTACCTGTCGGCGATGCTCTCACTCGACAGAATCACCGACAGGTTCGGGCATGACAACGCTCGAAGCATAGTGCTTTACTTCCTGTCGAACGCTGGCAGGTGGAAAGGACCAGTCGCTCAAGCTGTCAAACTCGAGCTACGCTCTATGCTCAAGTGATCACCCGTAACCCTGTAACCCGTAACCAGTAACCCTGTAAGGATTCACAATGATCAAATTTCACTTTGTCGCAAGGTCTGCCAACAGCAAGACGGGACCGATTCCCGTCACCTACAGTGAACGGTCGACCTGTCCCCCATCTTGCCCGCATTACAGGTCAGACTGCTACGCTGAGGATTACCACACCCGATTGAATTGGGACAAAGTGGGCACGCGTGGCGGCACTGTCGATGCTCTGGCTGCAAGCATTGCAGCCCTGCCACCTGGCACGCTCTGGCGCCACAATGTGGCAGGTGACTTGCCAGGTGAGGGTGAACAGGTCGACCCTGCCCAGCTAGGCGCCATTGTCTGGGCAAACCGTGGCAGGTCTGGGTTCACTTACACCCACAAGAAAAACCCCGATGCTCTGGCATGGGCAAAACATGCCACCGATTGGGGGTTTGTCGTCAACCTGTCGGCTGACGATGCTGGCGAAGCGGACACCCTTGCAGCTACAGGACAGCCCACAGTCTGTATCGTACCCATGGATACGCCAGCCAGGACCACGACACCCGCAGGTCGACCCATCATCGTCTGTCCTGCACAGACTCGCGAGGATGTGACCTGTCAATCGTGCGGGCTTTGTGCTCGAGCGGACAGGACCGTGATCATTGGGTTTCGAGCACACGGGACGCGTGCCAGGCTGGCGGATGCCAGGTCTCGTCGCGTGATCCCGATAACCCGTGCCACTGTCGTTTGACCCTGCACCTTAGCACCTGGCAGGTGCCAGGTGTTCACCCTCGAAGGATCCCCATGAAACACCAATACGCCACACTCACAAACCGTTGGACAGGTCGCACCACGCGCGTGCGACTCGAACCTAATGGCTGGGTTAGTGTGAAAAACTATCGGGCTGCTGCTGTGCGGATCACAGCATCATGTGGCTGGAACCCGATACGCTCGAGCGTGGAATTCATCATCTACGATAAATATGGTGCACGCGATATCGTTTTGCAAACCCTGGAGAATTGAAAATGAACACTGCTAACCTGTTGAACCTGGATCCCGTGGAAGCTGAACGACTGGCATACGCCGATGGACTGCCAGGCATGGCAACTCTGTTAGCTCGGATTGTCGAACGGGATGAAAAACTCGATTTAGCCTGGCAGCTGTGCCAGGCATACGAAACCTATGGTCTCGACTGCGACGAATTCACCGATGCATTGCACGCACTCAAGGGGGCATTCGACAATGAATGAACCCGCATTCATCGACACTCTTAGGGGTTTGATAGCCAGGCACAGTCTGGATAGGGTCCAGACTGCTGCACTGCTGGGTGTGCCAGTGTTCACCCTTCGACACTGGCTGGCAGGCACCCGTAACCCGACAGCATCGGCAGTGCGACTGCTGGCTGTCTTGTGCCTGGTCGAGACCCTGCACCCGGACCTGCTGGCAGCACTGGTGCCCGCATGATCACTGCCATCCTCGTCGGACTGCTGGCACTGCTGCTGGCAGCACTGCTAGATCTGTAAGCCCCTAATCGTCGTTCCCGTAAGCCCCCTGTGCTCCGTGCACTCGGGGCTTTTCTTTTGTGCTCAGTTTATAAATTTCGTCAAGTTGGCGCTGTTTGGCTGCGATCACTTGTGATCTGTGCCCGCTAAACTGGTGCCTGAGTTGAGGATTGATTGCCCACTTGGCAAAGTGCTGGTTCTCTCGCGTGCCATCGTCCATCCTGGCCACCCATCCTGCCGATTCCAGGCCCTGCATGGCACCTAGAACCCACTGATCAGCCGTCCAGGCTGGTACACCCTCAAGTTGACGCCTGGCACCCCTCTTGACGTCCGACAGCGTAATGTCTGCCTGGTCGCAATAGTGCAGGATGTAATCCGTTACCCACGACTCGAACGGACTCGTTCCCCCCACTTCACCGAATGCATATCGGAAAGCCGGGATCAAATACCCTCGAATGAACCCGATTACCCTGTGGATCACACTGGCTGACACTGTCGGGTTGAACGGATCTTCGATTACGTGGAACAACAGTGCCAGCCTGCCAGCCGTCCCCTCGAGTTTGCCGAATGCTGTCATAAAGGTGTTCCCAGCCTGCAGCAACCGTTCATCGGCTTTGCTCGACTCGTACCATGCCTGGAATCCCCTGTAGGCGTCAAACGCATCGGGTGCCAGCCTGTAGGTCTGCACTGGCAGTGCGAAGATCAGCCGGAGGGTCTGCTCCCATGCTGCTGCACTCGTCAGGCACTCGGGAACAGGGTTCCCCAGCCTGGTACGGTCTGCCCGTAGAATTGCGGGTACGAATCGCTGGATCAGTCCATCGGCTGAAAGTGAGGCAATACTTTGCCTGAAAACCTGGGGCTGGATGTTCCCGTAGACTGACACTGCCAGGTTATCGGCATGGATCGACCCAGCCCCGACACGGTCCATCTCGTACCGTTCCGACTCATAACTGACCACCCATGCTGACCTATCTTCGCCACTGGTCTTGTCGGTGAGTTTCTTCACCCAGCTATTCATCTCGTCCAGGTGGCACAGCAGACCACGCGGACGGTCTGCTGCCTGGCGTACCAGTTTCTGGGATGTGATGTCGGAGACCGTGATCTTCATGGGCACCGGCTGGGGTGGCAGGTCGGGCACGCTGGGTGCCTGGTCTGCGCCAAGCATCGCGTCGGTGCTTGCTGAGAACTCGAGAAAACTCTTCTTGGCGCTGGCGTATGCTGCTTCCTTCCCTTCCCAGTCCAGTAGAGCGCGCTGGTACCGTGGACGGTCGTCTGCTTCGATGTTTTTGAGTGGGGACAGCATCGGGCGTGATCCTGGGGACTTCTTGTCGGCCGGATCGCCGAGGGTCATCAGCCAGAGCACTGGCGGCACTTTGAACCCTGGCATCAACTCGAGTCGGATCTGAGCATCGACCACGCCACAGACTGCACTCAGACCAGCGAACAGGGGCACCAGGGGATCACACCCTACGCTGTCGCTGATCTCGTTCGCTCGGGTTTGCAGGATGCCAGGGAACAGGGTCATATCAATATCGGGTGGCGCTGGCCGCAGCCCTGCCAAGATGGTCTTTGGGGCTGTGGGCACCTCCACCTTGCCAAAGAGTGACGCGGCATCGGGCATCGGTCGGGTCCATCCCGCTCTGCGGGCAATGTGGAACAGTGTCCCCAATGTGACAGCCGTTGCCTTGTCGACCTTGAAGCTTGCCCATTGGGTATCCATCTCTCGGTCGCCTGGATATTTCTTCTCACTCTGGATCGACCACTGTTGCCAGAGATGGAACCCCTGGTCGAGTTGCTCGGTCTGGGTGCCTGCCCAGTGCAGCGCCATCCCGATGCTGATCCATTCGTCGCGTGGACAGTCTGGGGTGATGCACTCGATGGCGTTGCTGATCTCGTCCCAGGATGCGTCGACCCCTTCGCTGGTGCGGATCTGTCGAACCTTGTCTTTTTCGAGCATCTCCTGCCACAGATCGAGCAGTGGCTGGGGGATCGTCGGTAGGCGCATCCAGTTCCCGTTCCCTGCCCATCGGTACGGTTGCCGGGTGTCTGGGTGGATGCTGGGCGGCAGCACATCCTGCACAGTCAACCCGTTGGCCGTCGCGCATCGGAGTTCATAGGTGGTCTCGCCGCCGACGATGATCTTCTTCGATGCCAGCGCCAAGCCGGCAGGCATCGCGTAGAGAAGCTTCCCGTGCCCCAGCCGGCCACTGTCGATGACCACCGCGTCGGACGCGGCGTAGAGTTCCCCGATGTTGATGCCCTGCAGGCCGAGCACCATCGCCGTGACATCCCAGTTGTCGATGTCAAACGCCATCGTGCCACTGTAGGCGTGAGCCAGCCCGATGCCGTAGCCTGGTGGCAGATCGCTCTGGGAGGTGAGTGCGTTGGGCTTGAGGTTCCAGCCTGCTGTGCGCGGTCCCTTGGTCCCTGCTGGGATGGGCACCAGGCTCCACCCGTGCCTGATGTATGCATCGACCGATGCCGGGTGCTGCTGCACCTGGTTGAGGACTGGGATCGCTTGTGCTGTCATGGAGACCTTGAAATGTTTGTTGCTTGACCTGTTGCACATCGTACAGCATCCGTGATACGATGACAACCATCAAGCGAGGACTTCGATGCCACCCACCCCACAATTCGATACGCACATGACCGTCAGGGTCGCTGCGCGTGTCCGTTCCGCGTTCCACCGCAAGGCTGAAAGGTACGGGCGACCGTCCGACGTTTTGCGGGAACTCATCGAGGCGTTTCTTGATGATCGACTTGTAATCCAACCCAACCCCCGTAAGGAGTCACTGTATGTCCCTCGAACTCAAGATTGAAGCTCTCACCGCCGCCGTCATCGCTCTTACCGCAAGGATGGGTAGCGTAGCAGCACCAGCAGTGGAGGCTGCGCCGTTCTGGCCAACGGTTGCGCAAGCAGTTGCGCAAGCACCTGCACCCGTAGCGGCGCCAGCCATGCCGGCCCCTCCTACCTTTGCAGCTATCCCCGCTGCGGTCGCACCGGCCCCGGTGGTAGCTGCGCCAGTTGCTCCTGTTACGGCATCCCCTTCTAGCGCACCGTTCAGCGATGGCAAGGGTTTGATCGACTACGTCATGAATGCGTACAAGGCACTGGGTCCGCAGAAGGGTGCGCAGATCCAAGGCGTGCTCACGGGCATGGGGTACGCCAACATCAACGATGTCAAGCCAGAGATGTACGGTGCCCTCTACGCTGGTGTGGAAGCACTCAAGGGTTGATCATGAGCACCCACGCGAACCTAAGCCCATCCAAACGGCATCGCTGGGGCTTGTGCCCCGGATCGATCCGTGAGGAGGCAAAGTACCCAGAAGATCGGTCTGGCCCAGCCGCCATCGATGGCACCCACACCCACACCATGCTCGAGTTCTGTTTGAGCGGTCCGTGGGAGCCTGAGGAACTGGTCGGTCAGACCATGCAGGATGACGATGGCAAGTTCCTCATCGACGCCGAGCGTGCCGAACGGGTCAGGATTGCCGTTGACTACGTCAAGCAACGGGTTGCTGAACAGCCAGGCTGCAAGGTCATCGCCGAGCAGCGAGTCAACCCGAACCGTTTGATTGCTCGGGATGACATGAGCGGCACCGTGGACATCCAGATCCACGGCACCGATGTGCTCGAGATTGTGGACTACAAGGATGGCATGGGCGCAGTGCAGGCCGAGGGCAACGCGCAGCTTGAACTCTACGCTGTCGGTGCCTTGGCTGATGTGGGCGAACCGTACCCGTGGAAACGGGTACGCATGACCATCATCCAGCCCAAGATGGCGCTGCGTGGACTGCCGGCGATCACATCGCACGAAGTTGACATCAGCGAGATCCTGGCTATAGTCGACCGCCTGGTGATCGAGGGCGCTGCTGTCGATGCACCGGACGCACCACTGGTGCCGGGTGAGAGTCAATGTAAATTTTGCAAGGCGAAAGGCTCATGCGCCGCCCTTGCAAGTAACGTAATGAAGGAGATCGGAATCATGTTCCAGCCTACAGTAATGTCACTCGATGTGGCGCAGCAAAGCGCCGACAAAGATCCATCCACGATGGATGACGCCCAGATTTTGCAGATCATGGAGGCGGCACCGCTCATGCGCCAGCTTCTCGAGGGCGTTGAGAAGGAAGCACTGCGCCGGTTGCAGTCTGGCCAGGCGATCACCGGTCTGAAGCTTGTCAACGGTCGAGGCTCTCGCGCCTGGGCGTTGCAGGACGATGAGATCGCCGAGAAGCTCATCAAGATGGGCATCCCCAAGGGCAGCGTTTACGAGACCAAACTCGTAAGCCCAGCCAAGGCTGAGAAGCTGACCTGGGAGAAGCGTGACGGCACCAAGGTACAACTGACCGAGCGCCAACTCAAGCGCATGGAGCAGGAGTACGTCGTCAAGATGGCCGGCAAGCTGGCTGTTGCAACTGAATCCGACAGCCGGCCCGCTGTCGTCATAAACGCTGCGCCGTTGTTCAGCGCAGTCGAGGCAGCACCTGCTGCCGACACCCTGCCCTCGTGGCTTCTGTAATCAAACTGGAGTAATCAAATGTCTGATGTTATTTTTCTTTCGGGCGTGCGCCTGTCGTTTCCCCACCTGGCCGAGCCGCAGCGCCAGATCAACGAGTTGACCGGCAAGGAGCGGATCTCGTACAACTGCGAGTTCATCATGCCGCAGGACCACGCCGGGTTTGGTCAGTTCATGGCCAAGTACGGTGCGATGGCGCTGGAGAAGTGGAAGGAGCACGCCAACACCGTCATGCAGATGATCCAGGGTGACCGCAAGACCCGCTGCTACGGTCGCGGCGAGGAGAAGGTCAACAAGAAGACCTTCCAGCCCTACGATGGGTACGCTGGCAACGTGTTTATCACTGCTGGCCGGGACTCGCAGCCCCAGGTGATCCAGGCTGATGGTCAGGCCATCGATCCGACCAACTCGATGGCGTACCAGCAACTGGCTCGCAAGATGTACGGTGGTTGCCGGGTCAACGCCGCCGTCAAGCCCTGGCTGCAAGACAACAAGCATGGCCGTGGCATCCGCTGCGACCTGATTGCTGTCCAGTTCGCTGCCGATGACAAGCCATTCGGTGAGGGTGCTGTCGATGCGTCCAACCTGTTTGGCGCTGTGGCCGGTGCGCCTGCTGGCATGTTCTCCCCGACAGCCGCCATGCCTGCTGCTCCGTTTGCCGGCCTGCCGTCGTTCCTGACAGGTCATTGATCCACGGGGGCTGCGGCCCCTGTCTTTAAGGAGCACGCATGTACACCAAGAAGATTCAATTTGACGATTACAGCAACATGAAGTCTGTTTCTTCTTTGTTGTGTCCGAATTGCAATGACCCTGCTTTGCACCAGGGTGCTGCGCACACGTTTTGGCGAACGATGGAAGATTCTGAAACGGGTTTGCACACAGTGGCAGGCCAGGACGGGACAACTGTTGATGGCGATCTGACGGGCAACCCTAGCATGAGGCGCGACGGGACGTATCTTGACATGGAGTGCGAACACTGCGGCCCCATCTTTCTCAAGCTGGCGATCTTTCAGCACAAAGGTACTACCTATTTGACTTGGTTTGACGCCACTCTAAAACCAAGCTGGTAATGGACTACGTCTTCGACATCGAAACTTACCCCAACGTGTTCACGTTGGCGGTGGAACATGCGGAGGCGCCGTTGCGCTGGTCC